CTATCAATTAAATCAAGCCTTTGTTGATGTTATTAGATCTTCTGGAGGAAATAATCCAGAAAGACATTTATTAATTGTAGGATATTGCACTGATACAGATTTAACTTGCGATTCCTTGTTCAAAATGCCAAAAGACCCTGCTAATAGATGTGCTGTATCAATCCATTATTATAATCCTTCTACTTTTACCATTATAAGTGAAGATGCTGATTGGGGAAAGGCTCAATCTACTTGGGGTACTGCTGATGAAGTCAAAGATTTAAATAACGAAACAAAGATAAAAAGACACAAATAGAGAAAACAATTAAAAAAGAAACTAACTGCTAAAGGAGTAATGAATTATTTTAATGATATTACAATTCGTGAGGGTAAAAAAACACATGTTCGTATCGAACAGGAGCCTGGTGCATCACCAAAAGTTTTAATCAATAATATTCGTAGGCAACCTAAACTGAAAGGGTATCGTATTAGACCAGACCGTGTTAAAGAAGCAGGGGATAAGTTGACTAGGAGTTTTGATTTGCAAGCTTTAGCTGAAGATGGTAAAGTGCTGATTGCTGAATCTATTTTTGATATGATTGTTGAAGATCTTGTTGAGTTCACTGGTGAGGATGGCGGTGAGGATGACCTTGTGGATACTTTGACGGGTGCTGCTAGGTATTGGACAAGGAAACGTAAGAAAGTTAATGCTTAAAAATTTAATGGGAGTATAAAATATGACAAAAAGAGCTGATTCATTTATAGTTACTGTAGATGACAATGATGAAATTAATGTAATTGATAAACTGGAGATGGATAAATATCGTGTAGGTGCAAGTAAAGCAGAGGTTGACCCGAAAACTGGGAGTAAACAAGTGCCTCCACGCAATTTAACAGTAGGAAAAAATATCCAAGAACCTAAATATAATCCAGAATACCTAGTAGACTTACTTGACATTTACAGTTATCATGAAATATGTGTAAAAGCAGTAAGTGTAGACTCAGCTGGAATCAACTATGACTTATCACCAATAATGGACATAGAACCAGTAGAAGCAGAGAAAAAACGATTCATGGAAATACTAGAAGCAAGTAAACCTTCCATTAATACACATATAAGACGATGCTTATACGACCGCAGAGCTATTGGATACGGTGCAATAGAAGTAATCAGAGAATCTACCAGTGAATCACCAATAACACGATTAAAACATATTCCAGCACATACTCTCAGACGTCATTATGATGAAAAAAGAGTACAATTCCAAGACAATCTCGGAAATGAGGTCTGGTATGTAATCTATGGGAAAAACTATAATGATGCGGTGGACTTATGTGATGTTCATGCAGACACTGGTGAATTCTACCCTTATAATAGTTTGCCTGAAGATGAAAGAGCAAATGAATTATTATGGACTATGGAATATGCGCCCGGCACTAGTTATTATGGACGACCTCCAATCATTGCAGTAATTCCTTCAATTCAAGGTGACTTATCAGCAGTAGCTTATAATGTCAGCTTTTTTAAGAATATGGGAATGCCAAAATTCGCTGTCACAGTCACAGGAGACTTTATCGATTACGATGAGGAACCATATATTACTGATGATGACGGAAATAAAATAGCCAATCCCGATTATGATGAAACACAAACATTGCGTTATAAAATTGGAGAGCAAATCAAACAGATTATTAAACATCCTCACAGTGCTTTATGCGTAACAATACCAAGTGAAGGTGATGAGGGTAATGTTGAAATTAAAATCATACCATTAAGTGTGCAAACTGAAGACGGTCACTTCAGGATGTATCGTAAAGACATACGTGATGAAGTTATACATACTCATCAAGTGGATCCCTCACGTCTGGGAATCTTTGATGCCGGTAACTTGAACGGAACTAACAGTGAAAACACTAAACAATCTTATAAATATGGTACAATAGCAACAATCAAAGCAGATGCTGAATCAATGATAAACCAACTAAGAGAAGAATTAGAAATCAATAGTTGGGAATTCAAAATTGTTGATGTAGATCCTATTGATTACAGTAAAGATATTGAATTAGCTGATTTTTTATTTGCACGTGGAGCAATGACTATATTAGATTTAATTGATAATTTCGGTGAACAATTCGGAATCAGTGTTGACAACCGTGATGACCCTTATTTAACAGCAAGATACATTAATGGGATTCCACTTGAAAAAGTTTGGAGTAATGAAGAAAATCCTTACCGTGAAATGGATAGTATTCTAGGCAATGTAGAAAGAAAGCTAAGAGGTGAACAAATAAATGGCAATAACCTCCCTGGAACTGAAGAGGCAAATATTGGCCTCAAAGGTTAGTCATGTTCGTAGCTTAAACTTAGAAAAAGCACTCGAATATGATTTAAATTCTTTTTTCAAACGTTTAAAAGAACAAATTTTACATGAATTAACCGAATACTGGCCGGAAAATGAGGGGGTATTATTACAAGGTCAATTAGACCTTATTTTAGCTCCTATTTTTGAATCACAACAGGAATACTATAATATTCTACGTGAGTATAACATTAAAGAGTATGATGCTGGTTATAAACAAGGTAGGAGATTGGTTAATCTTGCTAGAAAACCATTATCCAGTTTCAAAAGTGAATCCAATACTAAAGTTAACAAATTAGCTAATCTCAAAGTTGATAAAGATGAGTTATTCGGAACTAATGATTGGACACAACAAAAATTATTAGATCAATCTTTCACTGCAAGTGAAAACACTATGAATCGTGTTGACAGTGACATCAACAAAATCATTAGTGAGGGTTATACAAGTGGTGCTGGAATAAACAAAGTAGCAGCCAATATAGAAAATAGATTCCAACAATTACAAACATGGGAATCCAAACGTATAGCACGTACAGAAATACATAACGCTCACCAAATGGGTATAATGAACATTTACCAGGAAATGGGTGTGCAATATACTCAATGGTCAGCAGCTCATGACAGTCGTACACGTGACAGCCACAAAGAAATAGATGGGGAAATCATACCGCTAGGGGGTACATATAGTAATGGTTGTCAATATCCTGGAGACACCAAAGGTCCAATTAAAGAATGGATAAACTGTCGATGTGGTAATGTGCCTTTCATCATACCAGATGGATATATTGCACCTCCAGGTAGAGCTCAGTTCAGAGAGTCAGATCTTATACAAACATTAGACTACTGGAACCAAGACGAATTAATAGCAACAGCAACACAGGAATCTAATTCACAATTATATAGCGAGAATTACGGAGTACCTTTAGATCATTCATTAAGTAAAGCTAAATTTGCAGTACCTATCGAAGATTTATCTGAATTCGGAATCACTGACAAAGGCTTAGAAGTGATTCAAGGATTTCAGAAAAAAAGATTTGGATCAACTAAAGAATATGGTTTGGCTTTTGATGAAAAAACAGGAAAAATACTAACTAAAGAATACAGAGGGGTTGAAACTGATGTAATAATCACACCTCCTAAAGGGAAATATTCCACAATACATTATCATACTGAAGATGGATTTAACCCATTATCTCATGGAGATATTGAAGATTTTTTAAAGAAAAAACATGAACGTGTAGGGATTAATGTTTCTAAAAAAGAAACATGGTTAATAACACAAGAACACAAATTAAATCCTCAAGAAATTAACAAAATTACTAAAGACATTAAACGCTTTGAAGAGAATCAATTGAAAAAAATGAGTAATGATTTCAAAAAAAGAACTCGTAAAATTAAAAATATTAATGATCCTAAAAAAAGAAAAACTGCTCAGATGGAATTTGATGATTATTTAAATAATGAATTTATTGATAAACACAATAAAGAATTAGGAGACAACATATTAAATTATTCTAAAAATGTTAATGGATTAAAGATTAAAAGAGTTATGAATACCCCAATAGCTAAAAGAAATGTTAAAAATTTACCTACAGTAAATGTTGATAAAAAAACATACTTCAAATATGTAGATAATAAAAAATATTCTACTAATATCAATTCGGATAATGAAATTAAATTCACATCAAAAGACGAAAAACGACTCAAAGAACTCAAAATTAAAGAAAAAAATAATTCTTTTGACAGTATATTTGAGGAAGGAGAGTTGATTGAGTTAGAGAAGAAAAAGAAATTATTTGAGGATTCTCTAAAAGTTAATAAAGAATCAAGTAAATTTACATTTACACGTGAAGATAAGTTAAAATATGATGAATTACAAACATTAAAACAAGAAGGTAAACTTAAAGGCATGAAAAATAAGACTGCCTTAAGATTACTTGAAAATCAGAAAGAATTAGATTCGTTACATCAAAAACTTATCAAAAAAGGCAAATTATCTTCAAAAGATGCGGAAAGATATAAAAAATTATATAATAATGTAAAAATTCAAAAGAAATTTAAATTAGATTTGCTTGAAGATACATTAAAATTAGAAGGTAAAACCAAAGTTAAACCCAATGATACTGAATACATTGGAGACCTTAATAATCCTAAAAATATTAAAGAATTTAAAGGCACAACTAAAGATGGAATGTTGCCTGGAAATGAGAGCATTGATAGATATTTCACAAAAAATGTTTCCACTACTGGAAAACATG